AGACCTGTTGATGTAAATCCCTGGGCTAAGTTTTCTGCATCCGCACGTGCTGTCGCTAACTCCGTGTGGTACGCATTTACGGCTGTAGCCTACAGTTCAACTAGTACAGGTGGTTGGTCGGGTGGCTCCAACATGACGCCTCCCGACCCCGGTTATTACGCCATTACTTGCTGGATGCGTTGCACTGCTTCTGGACGTATGGTGGGTGCTATTACGGCTGGTGGAGACGCACCTAATGGTGTTGATAACTGGCTGTTTGATGCTCGTGTAACAGATGCACAGGGCTATTATGGAGGTACGCGCATCCTTCGTGTAGACACTTACTTCAACTTCTGGGTGTATTGCACACCGGGACTTACAGTTGACCTCCAAGCAGAAGCAGTTAGGGTGGGACGTATATGATCGACTGGACGACTTATAGTGATGAAGAACTCCGTGATGAGCAGATGGCAATTGATGCTGAGATTACACGACGGTTCAATTTAGAGACGATTCCACAGCAAATGGCAGACTTGAATGTGCAATATTTAGATGTAGCAGGTGTAGTTGAGGGTGAGCCTTGGGTCCAACCTATGGGGGCGCATGACGCTTACCCGAAGGATTGGATCGTTACGCATAACGACAGTACGTGGTTAAGTTTACTTGACGCTAACGTGTGGGAGCCTGGGGTGTCGGGTTGGGCTGTCGGGGATGGCGGTGAATGGCCTGCATGGACTCAGCCAACAGGTGCTCACGATGATTACGCAGCCGGAGCGAAGGTGAGTCATTTGGAGTTGCATTGGATTAGCGATGCTGATGGTAACGTCTGGGAGCCGGGGGTTTACGGTTGGACCGAGGCTGATGAATAGACGGCATAACACTATCATCAATATTTCCTATCAGGAGTTTAGTTTTTTCACTCAGCCGCTTCCAGATCTAAAGGGAGCGGCTTGTCATACGTCTAACATAGACCCCGAGATTTACTTTCCGTATCCTAGACGGTACAACCGCAAGGAACTTGCGATTGTTAAAAAGGTTTGTGACAGTTGTCCAGTACAGGTAGAATGCTTAGACTACGCTTTAAAGAATAATGAAGAATGGGGGATTTGGGGTGGATTGACGCCTAAGCAGCGTACCACGCTTAAGAAGAAGAGGAAGTCAGATGCCACGTACTCAGCCTCCCTTGTCGGGGGAAAATTTTTTGAGGCAGATAGGAGAGGAGTTAAAGCGTCAGGCTAAGGCTCCGAACATTAATGGATATCAACCCCACCAAAAGCAAATTGATTTTCACAGTTCCACTGCCAAAACGAGACTTTACGTCGGAGGAAACCGATCTGGTAAAAGTTTTGGCAACGTTGCTGAATGCATCTACTGGCTTACCAAGCGCCATCCGTATCGTAGAATCCCTGTTGGGGACTACGAGTCTACGCGCGGACGTATTAACACAGTTGATTTCGTCAATGGAGCAGACAAGATACTTCTTCCCTTATTTAAGCAACTTATGCCACCTTCATTTCTCATTGATGGATCATGGGATAAGAGTTACCATAGAGCCTCACGAATCCTCACTCTATCCAACGGCTCCTTCATCGAATTTCTCTCATACGAGTCTGACCTGGATAAGTTCTCGGGCACCAGTAGACATTTCGTTTCCTACGACGAAGAGCCACCAGAAGTTATCTACACCGAAAACTTAGCCCGTCTGATTGACACTGGTGGGCACCAGTGGTTCTCTATGACACCTGTCGAGGGAATGTCGTGGGTGTATGATTCTATTTACTTGAAGGGTAAGGAGGGTGATTCTAATTTCCACATTACTGAAATTTCGATGGAAGAAAACCCCTATCTTAATCAGAACGAAGTCTCGTCGTTCCTTGAAGGACTTGACGATAACGAAAAGGAAGCGCGAGGAAAAGGCCGCTTTATCGAAATGGGCGGACTCATTTACAAAAAGTTCGACCCAAAGCCCGGTGGTCTTCACGTACTCGACCGTGAGGGACTTCGATTTCCTAACAACGTACCCATTGGGATTAGCCTCGACCACGGATACAACAACCCTACAGCGGTATTATGGCACGCCCTTCTCCCCGAAGGAAACATCATAACCTTCCACGAGCATTACTTATCGGGGGAGACGGTGAGTTATCATGCCAGACAAATCCACGAATTCAACCGTGCAAACAGGATTGTACCTGCCATTCTTGTTGCCGACCCAAGTATCAAAAACACAGACCCCATTACAGGAACATCTATCCTCCAGGAGTACATCAAGTTTGGTGTACCGTTCATGCTTGCAAACAACGATGTTAAAGCAGGCATCGAACGTACAATCGGATACCTTAAACCGCGCATTGGTGGCAAGCCTATGTGGCAATGCACGCGAGATTGCCGAAATCTTATCAAAGAAATGGGAAGATACAAGTGGAAGACCTACACCAGCAAGAAACTCAATGCCCGATACAACGTCTGGGAAGAACCTCACAAATTAAATGACCACGCATGCGACAGTCTCCGTTACTTCCTTATGTCCCGTCCAAACTTGGATGATGTTTTCTACAATGCCAATTCCCACGAAGACCCTCTCGTCTTCTTTGACGGAATGCCCAAGGTATACACAGGCGACTTCACAGTGCGTGAGTTACGCGCAGATGAGCAACGACATTATTCGCAAAATCGAGAATACGTCAAGGATGGAGACAACGACATGATGGGCGGCCTGTGGTAAGTCCACGGCGCGGGGCTGTCGGGTTTTTTATTTGATTTGCGTTGGCTAATTTTGTATGGTATCCTTTACATGAGAGTGGGTGTATACTTAGATGGTACGGTTTAATTCAGCAGGTAGAATTCAGCCCATTGAAGGCATGTATTTAGTGCATCCTGGGCATTGTTTTCTCTGCGGTAAAGTTCCCGACACCCCGATGGAATACTTCGCTAATATGGGCGTTGAGTTGGAATACTATGGCGCTGCGTATTTATGTCAAGCGTGTTGTGGTGAAGTCGCTGATTTCATTGGTTTTACTCAGCCGGAAATCCACGAGACAGTTCTGGATATGAATAGGCTGTTAGCCGAGAAGAACCGAGAATTACAGAAGTCCCTGAACTTTGCCAAGGAGTTACTCAATGCCCGAATTGACACTGCTGGCAGTAGTCAGTCTGACTTCGATGGGGCTGTTACTGACGCTCTTTTTGAAACTGAACCAAACACAGATTTCATTGATCAAATACTTAACAGAAGCGAATCAGAGTCTTCTTAATCAGGTAAGGTCTACAGATTTAAGTACACTTGCCGGGCTGGAAACAATGACTAGTGGTTCTCGGCCCGACGAAGTTTATCTATCTACTGATGATCGTGAAATGCTGGCTTACCAGGCTGCGCTTGCAAGTAATGCGCAGTTAGGTGAGGTAGAATTTGACGAGGATGACATGGCTAATTTTAGGAGTGGCTTGTGAGCATTGACATGGCTCAGCAAGGTGCTCCGGCAATGCCTGAAATCCTTCAAGCGCTTATGCGACAGAAGGAAGATAAAGCCTTAGTTACGTGGGTTGAAGAACAGTTCAAGAAGTGCAAGCAGTCCCGCAATAACATTGAAGACCAATGGTACTTGAATCTCGCTTTCTATTTTGGTAACCAGTATGTGAAGAAAGCCAACTTAGGTTCCATTGCTGGGCCGACCCGGTTCATGACCCCACAGGCCCCTCCCTGGCGGGTGAGATTAGTCGTGAACCGGGTACGGCCTATCATCCGTACAGAGATTGCAAAACTTACGGCGCAGCGACCAACTGCGTTTGTTGTCCCCGCCTCGGGCGAAGAGCAAGATAAGGCAGCCGCTAGGGCAGCCGAACAAATTTGGAACAGTGCCTATCGTGACTTAGGCATCCACAAAATGCTAAGGCGAACGCTCTGGTGGGGCGTTATTTGCGGAAACGCATTCTTAAAGGAATATTGGGACCCAAGTGCTGAAAAGGGACGTGGCGGCGTCAAATTAGAAGTCGTCAGTCCCTTTCATTTGTTTGTCCCAGATCAGACTGTGGAAGAGTTAGAAGAACAGCCTTTCATTATCCACAGCACAGTTAAAGATGTTAATTACATTGAGCGTACCTACGGCATGACAGTACAGCCGCAGGCGACAGCGCAGGAAGAAATCATCAATGTTAACTACCTTAACATCAATAGTGAAAGCAGTACTAACAAGAAGGATAGTGTTCTCTTACACGAAGTCTGGCTCAAGCCAGGAGGGCATAAGTTATTCCCTCAAGGTGGAATGCTTACCGTTGTCGCAGGTAAAGTAATTCAGAGGATTGACAACTTCCCCTATCCTCATGGTGAGTACCCGTTCGCTAAGTTCGATCATGTTCAGACTGGAAAATTCTATAGCGATAGCGTGGTTACTGATTTAATTCCCTTACAGCGGGAACTGAATAGAACCCGTAGCCAGATCATTGAGGCGAAAAACCTTATGGCTAAGCCTCAATTGATCGCCGCGAAGGGTTCTGTCAACCCGAGGAAGATCACGTCCGAACCTGGACAAGTTATTGAGTACACTCCAGGCTTAGCGCCGCCTACGCCGTTGCCTTTACAGGCACTTCCGGCGTATGTCCTGCAAGAAGTGGACCGCTTAGTTCAGGACATGGACGATGTCTCGGGACAACACGAAATCTCTCGTGGACAGAACCCTTCGCAGGTCACTGCTTATTCTGCACTGAGTTACCTTCAGGAGCAAGATGAGTCTAAACTCGCTGCTTCCGTTGCAAGTGTTGAAGAGTTCATTGAGAAGATTGCTCGTCTTTACCTCAAGTATGTTATATATTTCTGGGATATGCCCAGGACAGTACGTACCGTGGGACGAGACAAAATGGTAGATGCTGCCGCTTGGAAGGGCAGCGATTTACGTGGAAATGCAGATATCCGTGTCGAACCCGGTTCTGCAATCCCCTTAGGTAAGCAGCAAAAGCAAAGTTTCTTGTTAGATTTGTTCAAGTTAGGTGCGATCCCGCCGGAAATGCTGTTTGAGTTACTGGACATGACAGACGTTCAGGATGCAAATCAGGACTTTATTGTTGATAAGCAGCAAGCGGTGCGAGAGAACATCCTTATTTCTGAGTTCGGTGCACAAATGCCGCCAGAAATGATGCAGCCCACGACTGACCCCATGACAGGAATGGAACTGCCTCCGCAGATTCCGCAGATGTTCTTGCCTAACTCGTTCGATAATCATGAAGCACACATCCAATATCACAATATGTTCCGTAAATCACAGGAATTCGATCAAGCGCCTCAGATTGTCAAGCAATTATTTGAGAATCACGTCATGCTTCACCAGTACGCACTTATGGGCGGAACTAGCCCTAGTGGTGTACAGATGAATGGAGAGCAGGGAGCGCCAATTGGCGGTCCTGAGCAACAGACAGCGGCGCCTGAAGAAGAGGGCGCTGCTCCCGCGCCCGGTGGAGAGACTGAGGCACAGTCCAACACCCAACCGAAAGGACAGGGACAATGACGTTCGCACTTAGTCAGGTTTTAGATCAGAATTTTACTGATGCTAGGTTTGTCGGTGCTAATGCAGAATCACTTAATGGTGATTACCGCGATGAGTCAACGTTAGATTTAGCCTTAGCAGCGGCTAAGCCTACTACTTATACGGCGGCGGTTCTTGCTGTTATGACAGTCAATGATAAGGTTTATGCTTTCCGTATGGAATCTGATCTGGCTAGTTTCGGTACTCCTGGCACTACTAGTGGAATGAGTTAATTATGGTTGACGAGCAGAAGAAGCCTGAATTAAAGAAGTCTGAGCAGACTGACGAAGAGAAGTTGTTTGAGCAGCAAGCGGCCGAACAGAAGAAGGCTGACGAAAAGAGTCAAAAAGCATTTGAGAAAGAGATTGCAGAGCACGTTGATTTATCGCTTGTTCAGCAGGGGATTGACCTCAAGAAGAAGCGTGCAGACGAAGACGCCCTTATTAAACTAGCCGAAGAGTACCTTGCGAAGCAGGAGAAAGAGGCTAAAGACAGTTAGGAAAGTACGTGGCAGACGACAGCGAGTCGGAAGGTTATGTCGAGATTTCAATCGAAGACCTAGCCGCTCAGATGTTGGGTTTGGATGAAGACGAAGAAGATGACGATGAGGAAGACGATGAAGAAGAATACCAGCAGCCACAGGCCGGGCATCCGGCATGGCAGCAGATTCTTAGTCAGATTCCCGAAGAGTACCACGATGCAATTATTCCCACATTGCAGCAGTGGGACGCTGGAGTAAGTCGTCGTTTTCAACGTATTCATGACGAATATGCCCCTTATAAAGAGTTAGGTGATTTTGAGCCGGACGCTGTTAAAGAGGCAATGAATGTTTATAACGCCTTAACAACCAATCCGGCTGAAACTTGGGAAGCAATCGGGAGAGTCTACGGACTTAGCCCACAGGAGAACTCCCAGGCAGCCTCAGATGATGAGGATTTTGATATGGATGATTTACCTGCACCGATCAGGGAACGACTTGCACGTCTAGATGACCACGATAGGACTCTTAACCTTCTCGCTCAGCAGATGCAGGCTCAGTCAGAGGCTGCTAAGATGGAGCAGGAAGATGAGCAGTTAGAGGACTATCTTGAAGAACTCCGCGGAATGTACGGAGACTTCGACGAGGATTACGTTGTTGGTCTTATTGCAGCAGGTGTTGAAGGAGACGAAGCGGTAGGCCGCTTCCAGCAACTTTATTACGCTTTGCAGCAAGATGACGACGATGAAGAAGAAACACCCAATTATCCTCGGGTTATGTCTGGCGGCGGTGGAGTCCCTGACTATTCGCAGGTAGATACCTCCAAGATGACAGATCAAGATACGCAGGAACTCATTGCGGAGATACTGCGTCTTAGCCACGATCAATAGGAGGAACTACTGTGGCTAGTCAGACTACATTGACTGTGGTTAACGCCCTGACGAAGGAGATTTATCAGGGCAAAATCCGTGAGCAGTTGCAGGACGAGATTGTTGGTCTTAAGCGGATCACTCGTTCTAGCAGCGGTGTGACTTCGGAGGTTGGTGGTAAGTACGTCACCTTCCCAATCCGAGTCTCTCGTAACTCTGGTATCGGTTACCGTCAGGAAGATGAGACTCTTCAGGACGCCGGTACGCAGGGCTACGCTCGCGTTAACATTGGTTTGAAGTACGGCTACGGTCGTGTCAAACTGACTGGTCAGGCGATGGAGTTAGCAGAAACTAACTACCAGTCGTTCGCAAGCACGCTCGATCGTGAGATGAGTGGGCTTAAGAACGATATCGCTAAGGATTCGGCCCGTATTTTCTACGGTGATGGTACTGGTTCGTGGTCAACTATCAAGACTCCTCTTGGTACTGCCGCGACTACCACTACTTATGGTGTCGATAACCCCCAGTACTTCTTCGGACAGGTTGGGGCAATTGTTGATATTGTTGCCCTTCCTGTTACTGCATCTGCTGGTGCTGATGGGCCTAAGTACGTTGAGCCTAACAGTCTCCCGCAGGACCCGGCACTGTTGAACGCGCCGTTATATACTGGTCCGACTGTTGTCAATACCGCCGCTGCTCTTGAGATTACCGGCGTTGATGTGGCAGCCAAGACCATCACTGTTAAGAGTCTTACAGGTAACTGTCCTGTTGCTACTGCCGGTAACATCATTGTCCGTCGTGGTAACTACGGACGTGAGCCTTATGGACTGGCTGCACTTGTTGGCCAGCAGAACCTTTTCAACGTGGATACTACTAAGTTCCCGGTGTGGCGTTCTGTGCTTAATGCTAACGGTGGTACGTTACGTCCTCTGTCTGAAGGTTCGATGATTAAGATGACGGACGACGTTCGTGTTCAGGGCGGCGTTTGCAGTCTTATTCTGACGTCTCTTGGCGTGCGGCGTGCTTACTTCAACCTTCTGACGCAGCAGCGGCGTTACACCAACACCAAGGAATTCGGTGGCGGTATGACGGGGCTTGCGTTTAACAACGGGCGTGAAATCCCGGTTGTTGAGGATGTTGACGCGCCTCCGTCAAAGATGTGGTTCTTACAGGAATCCGACTTCACGGTTTACCGCGATAAGGATTGGTCCTGGCTGGATACTGATGGTGGTATCTGGAAGTGGGTCCAGAATAAGGACGCATTCGAGGCTGTCAACAAGCAGTACTGGCAGATCGGTATTGAGCGCCGTAACTCGCAGGGGCTGCTGTCGGATATCTCTGAGGCATAGTAAATTGGGTGGGGGAACTGTTCCGCATGTACCAGTTCCCCCACCTTTACTATAGGAGAAACTGTGAGCGCTGTTTATGACACAGTGTCAGACCTGCAAAAGGCTTACTACGGTTCAGTGAGTGCTATCGTCACTAACAGTATCAGCGATAATGAGCGTACTTTCTTTGGCGCTCAACCTGAGGAAACAATCTCAGATGCTAAACGACGCTACCACCTTGTTAATACTGCTGGGGCTGTCGGTACTGATAGTTTAGCAGAAATTGAGCGTAAGTATTTTGCAATGGTATTAGGGCCAATCGGTCCAACCGAAACAAACGCAGATGCTGAGTATCGTATGTATAAGGCCATCGCACCGTAGGAGTAGTTGTGACGCTTGCGTACATCACAGTCAGGGGCACCTATCGTGACCCCGACACGCTTACTCCTAAGGTCGGTTACATTGAGTTTAGGCCGAATGTACCGCTAACTACGAGTTACGGTAGCATTCTTTACTCTTCACCATTGCAGGCCACGCTGGATGCTAATGGTTTCTTTGAAGTGCAGTTACTGGCCTGTGACAACTTAGACGTTTTCCCTTACGGCTGGTATTGGGCTGTCGATGAGAAGATTGAAAACGGCAATAACTGGTATCTTATGGCGTACACTCCCGCAGGCGGGGGCAGGGACCCACTAGATATTAGCAATGCGTACCGTCCTATAGGCGTCTCCGATCAGCCTCCCACGGTCGTACAGCCCGGTCCTGCGGGTGTGAAGGGCGACCAGGGCACTGTATCAGTAGACAGCACCGTCACAGGAGAGCCTGGGACGCAGGCAATTGTCATTGATCTTGACCCGGCTAGCACTAATGCAACCCTCCAATTCATCATCCCTAGGGGTGAAAAAGGCGATATTGGCCCTATGGGTGAGGTTACGGGTGTCGGGTTGCCGGAGATTTACGCCGAACCCAATATTCCTGCACCTGATCTAACTGATGCAGACGTGCTTTGGGTAGATATTGATGATACTGGCGGTACTGGTGGTGCTGGTGGTACTTACGCTGAGGTTTACATTCAGGATGAACCCCCAGCCGCTACAGGCAATCACATCCTTTGGGTAGATAAGAATGACACCAGTTTAGTCCCTGGTGGCGGCGGTGGTGGTGGAGAATACCTAACTAACGAGAACGGTAATTTTACAGAAGACCCGGGCGGTCTGATTGTTAGCGGTACGATTTGGACTGACACTATGTCAGTTGATCAAAACCTTAGTGTAGGTGCCGATATTTTTGCAAGTGCTGGTAGAGTTGTTGTCCAGGATTTCAGAATGGATAGCAACAGTCCTGGCAATGGTAAAGTTTTAACTAGTGATGCTAGTGGTAATGCTACATGGCAAACATCTCCTTTACATACAGGTGTTTATTGGGGGTTGTGGACGGGTAATCAGGCTGCTTATGACGCCATCGGTACTAAGGACCCCAACACCTTGTATGTGGTAGTCTAATGGTACTGCTGAATACTGCCACTAAGGTGTATAAAGGTACGTCCTTAGTGACAAAAGTGTATAAAGGAACGACACAAGTTTGGCCTCCTGCTGGTCCTACTTATGGTTCAGATGAGTACGTGACTGTTTCACCGTTGCCTACGGCCGTCAGTACTGGTGGTGGGGCTATGTGTGGAATGAAGTATAGATTTGCGGTTTCTGGAGTGGTTAGAGGTTTACGTATTATTCCTACGGTTACAAGTTTGACTGTTCCTGAGATTTACCTGTTTACAGGTACAGGAACATTATTGGCCAGTAAGGATAATGCTGTTACGTTAACAGCAAATACATGGAATACGATTTTGTTTGATACCCCCATTCCAGTTTTTTCAGGGTTAACTTATGTAGCCGCTCTATGGGGTGCGCCCTTAAATCTTGCTAGTGCTGACGGTACTTATGCTGGACAAACGTCTGGAAATGTGACAGCATTGGCGGATGGAGTAGATGGTCAAACGGCTACGTTCGCGGCTACCCGTGATCTTTGTCCTTTGACAGATATGGGTAATGCCTCAATGGGTATTTCTCCTATATTTGCTACAGTTACTAGCGGTACACCTACTGCTGCTATTGTAGGTAGTACGTTTGTTAATCAGACTTCTGCTTCAAGTACAAGTATTGCTTCAACCTTACCTGCTGGTGTAGCCAATGGGGACAGGTTGTATGCAGTGTTTATGAGTACGGCTGGTAGTTCAGGTTCAACTGTTACTCCTAGCATAACTGGTTGGACAGTTGCTAGTGCTTTAGCAGATGTAGGTACAGCACAGCGTGCCATGTATACTGCGACATATAGTGCAGGTTTGGCAGCACCTAGTTGGTCTATGTCTGCTGGTGCAAAGCAAGCCTGCATGGTTATTGCAGTGCGAAATGCAAATGCTACTCCTGTGGTTTCTTTTGCAGATGCAGGCTT